GGCTACGGCAGTTGAGCGATGATCTGCTTTTCGAGCATGTTAACGCGCGCATGGGGCGCTAATGAGTGAACATGTGTATGTGATTCTGTCGGAACGCACGATCCGCCACGCGACCAGCAGTAAGGCGGACCTGCTACGGAAACGCGGGATTAACCCGGACCTGCCGTATAGCGAGCGCCAGCGGCCAGGGTCCTCGGTTATTGAGTTTACCCAGCCGCCGTTGCCCAGTGATCTACCATCTTCAGAGGAGGGCCACGATGCCTACTGACCATGGCCTCGGCTACCTGCCGGATGTGCGCCGCGCGGAGGACTATACCGAACGCCATGCAGCCGTGGCGCCACTGCTTGAAGCCACGCCGCTGAACAAGCGGGTGCTCAGCCCACCGCGTGCTGCTCTTGCGGTAGGCCTTCCCGCACAGGTAGACCTTCGCCCGTGGTTTTCGCCCGTCGAGACGCAAGGCGCGCTCAATGCCTGCTCAGCGCATGTCGCGGTCAGCTTGTTGGAGTATTTCGAGAAGCGCGCGCTGGGGCGACATATCGACGCCTCGCGGTTGTTCATCTACAAGGCTGGTCGTACCCTGTTGGGCTGGACTGGCGACCGGGGCCTTTTTCTCCGCACCGCGATGCAAGCCCTCGTGCTGTTTGGCGCGCCGCCAGAACAGTACTGGCCCTACGATGGGCGTTCAGCAGCGAGCAACCCGCGCTACGATCTGGAGCCGACGCCGTTTGTCTATGCCCTGGGATCAGGGTACCGCGCGGTCAAGTATTTTCGCCTGGACAGCCCGGGGTATACGCAGCAGACCTTGGACGCGGTACGTTCCTACGCGGCAGCAGGCTTTCCGTCTATTCTGGGCTTGCCTATCTATAGTGAGTTTGATGCGCCGCTTCCTGGGGGCTTGATCGGCTATCCCGGCCTCGGCAGTCGCTACCGTGGCGCGCATGCCGGGGTGGTCGCCGGCTATGATGATACGCTGATGATTGGCGCCGACAAAGGCGCGTTATTGGTGCGTAATTCCTGGGGACCGGCCTGGGGTGTTGGCGGGTATGGGTGGCTGTCCTATAAGTATGTGCTGAACGGGATTACGCTCGATCATTGGACGATGGTGTCTGCTGCATGGGTGGACACGGGGGCCTTTGAATAAGGATGAAGGCGGAGGCGCGATGCAACTGCTGCTGATTCTCCTGGTTATCCTCTTAGTGTTCGGTGGGCTCCCGCAATGGGGGTACCATTCGTGGGGGTATGCGCCAGCAGGGCTTGGCGGGGTTTTGCTGCTGGTGGTGATCGTGCTTGCCCTGACGGGCAGGCCCTAGCGGTGTAAAGGATTGTGCTGTGGCGACGGATACGAAAAACCCTTACGGGTTGAATGATCGGCAGTGGCGGTTTGTGAAGGAATATTTGCTTGACCTTGATGCGACGAATGCATACATACGGGCTGGCTATAAATCAGTGGGGCAGACAGGGAGTGTGGCGGCCTGCCAGCTTCTTGGCCGCCCGAAGGTCGCACATGCCGTCCAGGCCGAAAAGCGTAAGATGTCGCTGCGGTCAGAATTGCGCCAGGAAAAAGTGTTGGAAGAGTTGCACATTCTCGCGCATTCGGATGTGACGCACTACCAGATTGATGCAGAGGGGCAGGTGTCGTTGACGCCTGACGCGCCCCCGACTGCCATGCGGGCGGTCTCCTCCATTCGTCGTAAGATTGTCGCGACAGTGGACGGCAGCATTAACGTTGAAGTGACCTTGAATCTTTGGAACAAAGCGGCTGCCCTCAAGATGGCGGCGGAACACCTTGGCCTGTTTGAGCAAGGGGCTGTAAAATCGGTGGAAATCCAGGAAGCGCTTCAGGCGCGGGAACAAGCTTTGCAGGGGTTGCGTGCCCAGATGGCGCAGATTCGTGCGCGGCATGCGCAAGGGGCCTTGGTGGTACCATGAGCTTATCACTCCTTGAAGAGATCGCCTTGTTGCCTGATGACGAGCGGGAAGCGCTATTAGGAACGCTTCCGACTGAGCAATGGGCGACGCTGGCCGGCACCTGGGAATTAACCGCGCGGCCTGAGCAACTACCGCCTGCGTGGCCATGGGAGTATTGGATTCTCTGCGGGGGGCGCGGGAGTGGGAAAACGAGGCCTGCCGCAGAACTGGTGAATCAGTGGGCCTTAGAGCCGCAATATATTGCCCTTATAGGCGAAACGTCGGCCGAGGTGCGGGACGTGATGGTCGAAGGCCCGAGCGGCTTACTGGCGACGGCCCGGCCTGAGAACCCTTGCTCGTATTACCCAAGCAAGCGCCGCGTGGTGTGGCGAAGCGGCGCCTGGGGCACGACGTTTAGCGGCGATGCTCCGGACCAACTTCGCGGACCAAACGCGGCGAAAGGGTGGCTCGATGAGCTCGCCAAGTTTAAATACCCTCAAGAGACATGGGACAACTTGGAATTGATTCTTCGTGCTGGCGATCTCCCGCAAGCAGTGATCTCGACCACCCCGCGTCCGTTGCCACTCTTGCATCGTCTCCTGGCTGATACGGAGCACAATGCGATCTCACGGTATTCTACGTTTGCGAATTTGGCAAACCTCGCCCCATCGTTTATTGCGCGCGTGGTGCGTCGTTACGAAGGCACGAGGATTGGCCGCCAAGAATTGTATGCGGAGATGCTCAGTGAAACGCCTGGCGCGCTCTGGAATCGTGGGCTACTGGATCGTGGCCGTGTGTTGAAGGCACCAGCGCTTCAGCGGATTGTCGTCGGGCTGGACCCTGGGAGCAACGCCGGGATTGTCGTGGCGGCTCTGGGCGAGGATGGGCAGGGGTACGTTCTCGACGATGCCTCGATGGATGACGTGTCGCCAACTGAGTGGGCACGGCAAGCGGTGACGATGTACCACAAATACCGGGCGAACGCGATTATTGCTGAGCGCAATCATGGGGGCGAGATGGTCGAGACGACGATTCGCACCATTGACCCAGCCGTGGTGGTGCGGACGGTCTGGGCGAGTCAGGGGAAATATGCCAGGGCGGAACCGGTGAGTGCGCTCTATGAACAGTTGCGCGTGCATCATGTTGGGATGTTCGCCAGGCTCGAGGACCAGCTTGTCGATTGGGTGCCTGGGGAAGGGATGCCATCTCCCGATCGTCTGGACGCCTGTGTCTGGGCCTTGCATGACCTCATGCTGAGTGGCCTTGCCTTGCCTGAACTTGATTTAGTGGGAGCCTTTAGTGACACGCGGCAGTCCCCGTGGGATTTAGGGTAAGGAGCAGGTATGGCGGAAAACGGGGTCATGGGCGCGAACGGTACCCAGGTTGCGCCCGCAGAAGTGCCCTTTATCGAATTAGGGACGACGGGGCTCCGCCAGGCGGGCGGGTTTATTCGAGAAGAATTTTTGCGGGAGCTGAGTGGCCCTCGTGGGATGCGCGTCTATCGGGAAATGGCGCAGAATGACGCCATTATCGGGGCCGTGCTGTTCGGGATTGAAACGTTTGTGCGCCGGGTTACGTGGCGTGTGCAGCCTGTGGATCAAACGGGGGAAGCCTTGCGGCTTGCGGACCTCGTGCAGGGGATGTTGTTTGAAGACCTGTCGCAGTCGTGGCCGATGCTGCTCAGTGAGGTGTTGAGCTTCCTCGTGTACGGGTTTGCGTATCATGAAATTGTGTATAAGCGGCGGACGGGGCCTGAGCCACCGCGTGGACGTGAGCAAGACCCTGCCTGGACGCCAAGCCGGTTTCAGGATGGGCTGATTGGCTGGCGGAAATTTGCGCCACGGAGCCAGGATTCTCTGTTGCGCTGGGAGTTTGGTCCCGAGGGCGGGTTACGTGGCATGGTGCAGCAGGATCAATTTACGGTGCGTGCCCCTGTCCTCATTCCTATTGAGAAAAGCCTGCTGTTTCGCTCGACTTCATACAAAGGCAATCCCGAAGGGCGGTCAGTACTGCGGACGGCTTATCGCTCATGGTACTACAAGTCGCGGATTGAGAATTTTGAGGCGATTGGGGTGGAGCGCGATCTGGCGGGCATTCCGTTATTAGAGTTGCCCGTTGAACTGTTCGGCTCTTCGTTGACGCCAGCGCAAGCTGCGCAGTTTCAAGCGTTTAAAACGCTTGGGCGCAACGTGCGACAAGACGAACAAGCGTGTATCCTGTGGCCCCTGGCGTATGATCAGGAAGGGAACCCGCGCTACAAATTCTCCCTCGTCTCGTCAGCGGGCTCGCGACTCATGGATACGAGCAAAATTATCGAACGCTACGATACGCGGATTTTGCAGAGCATGATGGCTGACATTATTCAGGTCGGGCAAGGGCAGCGCGGCTCTCAGGCTCTCGCGCAAACGAAGAGTGATTTGTTCTTGCTTGCCCTGAATGCCTTTATCCAGGCGATTTCCGAGGTCTTCACCGTCCATGCTTTCCCGAGGCTGTTTGCGCTCAATGGGTGGAATATTGCGCTGCTCCCGACGCTGGTCCCCGGCAAGTTGAAGGACGTTAACTTTGAGCAGTTTACGGCGGGCGTGAAAAACTTGACACAAGCGGGCTTTATGTTGGGGCCGGAAGATGAGGCGCACGTTCGGGCGGAGATCGGGTTCCCGGAAGCGCAGGAAGGCGAAGCACTGTGATTACGTCACGCCTGCCTACCGTGAAAGCCCGGTTTGTCGACACGCCGTCGCCTGAGCCGTTTTGGCGGGTGTTGCACCGCCTGGCAGATGCCGCCTATCCCGACTTGCGTGCTGCCCTAGAAACGGTGTTAACGCAGGCGGGCGTGGATGTGTCGCTTGAACTTCTCGCACGCTACCTCGCCACAGGCCCTGCGACGCTGACGATTACCACCCTCGAAGAGGCGTGGCGGACAGGGGGTGCGCCTGCCCTGGCGCAGATCTTTACGACGCAACTTCCCCCGCTCGTTGCAGCGACGGCTACTGCGACCGCCCGCACGGCTGGGCTGGCGGTCGCGTTCGAGGTGACGGACCCTGTTATCGTTTTGGCGGTGGAGGCGTATGGTGCGGAGCACGTGACGGCGATTGCCGAGACCACGCGCGAGGCTATACGCGCTGCGACGTCCACCGCCTTCCAGACCCAGCAAACGACTGGCCAATTGGCGCACACTCTACGTGACCTTGTGGGGTTGACGCCTAGGCAAGCGGTAAGCGTTGTGCGTTATGGCGCAGGCTTAGAGGCGGAAGGGCTGAGCCCCTCCCAGGTTGAGACGTTGATTGCACGCCAGACCATGCGCCTGATTCGGCGGCGAGCTGAAGTGATTGCGCGGCAAGAATCCCTCAGCGCGGCGAATCTTGGCCAGCATTTACTCTGGCAACAGGCGCAAGCGCAAGGGCTTGTGAGCGCGGCGTTGCGGCGGTACTGGCTGGTTACCCCTGACGACCGGCTGTGCGCTGCGATTTGTCGCCCTATCCCTAATCTCAACGCTAACGGTGTTGGCTTGGATGAACCGTTTCAGACGCCAGTCGGTGCCGTGTTATTCCCGCCAGCCCATATTTTGTGTCGCTGTGCGGCCGTACTAGCATCCACACCGCCTGAAGTGCTTGTCTAGGTGTATAGTTGACACGAAGGTAGTTTCTGCATACGCTTATGCCCATACTCTCTAGGTGGAGCTTCCCTATGCCGTATCGCACAAATGCGTCTCTTCCTGATAGTGTGAAGAATGTGCTGCCGGCTGCCGCACAAACGGTGTGGCGGACCATTGCCAATAGTGCCGAGAAAACGTATGGGGATGACCCGGAACGGGTGGCCCGTACGGCCTGGGCTGGGCTCAAGAATGCGGGCTGGCAGAAGGGCGAGGACGGCGAGTGGCACAAGGTGGCGAAGATTTGCAAGATTGATGACGCTGAGCGCCTGGTGTTTGGCTGGGCCTCGGTGGCGATTCATGCGGGAGTCCCTGTGGAAGATTCGCAAGGGGACTTGATTGATCCAGAAGACTTGGAGACCGCCGCCTACGCCTTCAACCTACAATTTCGGGAAGCGAATGCCGAGCATAGCGGGCCAGTGGTCGGGCACCTGGTCGAGTCGCTTGCAATCACGCCGGCAAAACTTGAAGCGATGGGGCTTCCCCCCGATGCGCTCCCGCAAGGTTGGTGGGTGGGTTTCCATGTGCCGGATGATGAGATCTGGGCTCGGGTAGCCGATGGGCACTATAGCATGTTTTCCATTGAGGGGACGGCGCAGCGGGAAGAGGTGACGGATGGCGCATAAACTCAAGAAGCTGACGTTATCGAAGGTCGCCTTAGTGCCTGCGGGCGCGAACCCGCATGCCCATATTACGCTCTACAAATCGGTGGGCCCTGTCGATGAGCCGTCCGTTGTGCCTGGAACGGAGCAAGCGACCGATGACGAGGTGGAAAAGATCGGGCGTGTTATGTCGCGCGCTCGCATGCAACAACTCCGTGCCGCGATTGACGCGCTTGAGCAAATGCTCATGGAGGCGGACGGACAGAAAGGAGCCGAAATGGCAGACGAGGACACCATGACAATGAAGAGCCTCGAAGAGCGTCTCGCGAGCGCGGATGCTGAGGTGCAACGCCTGAAAGCGGCGTTGGCGAAAGCGGAACAATCGCCGAAAGATCAGGAGGCGGAGTTCTTAAAGGGATTGCCTGAGCCGGTACGCAAGCGCTGGGAGCAGGATGCTGTTGAGAAAGCTGAGCTTCGAGTTGCCCTTGAGGTTGAAAAAGCGAAGCGGGAACAACAGGAATATATTGAGAAGACCGCAGCGTATCGTGATGCCGGGCTTGCTCCTGATGATTGGGAGGTGCTGAAAGCCCTTGATACGCTGCCTGAAGAGCCACGGGCGCGGCTCGAACAGCTTCTGAAGTCGGCGGGTGCTGTCGCCAGGTCGAGCGGATTATTCCGCCAGCTTGGCACGCCACACGCTGGGAATGCTGGGGACCCGGCGCAGCAGATTGAGACATTGGCCAAGGAGAAGGTGGCCAGCGGCGCGGCAACGACCTATGAGATCGGCTATACCACGGTCCTAAAAGAACATCCGGAGCTGTATAAAGCGTTGCGGGACGCGGAGCGTGAAGGGAGGAGCTATGGCGTTTGAATATGAAATGACCCAGGATGTTCGGACGTACTTCGCGGGGGAAGACTTGAGCGCCAAGCAGTATTATTTCGTCAAGCGCGATAGCTCCGGGAATATCGTGGCCATTACGGGGGATACTGATCTTCCCTGGGGGGTGTTGCTGAATAAGCCGAGCGCTTCGGGCCGTATGGCTCAGGTGTGCCGGAAAGGGATTGTAAAGCTGTCGGCTGACGCGGCGATCCTTGTTGGCGCAGTGCTGGGGACGTCGGCGGATGGGCAAGCGACGACACGCGTTGTCGGGACCGATACGACCAAGTATGTAGTGGGCACAGCAGAGGAGGCGGCGTCAGGCGCAGGCTCGCTGATTGCTGCGGCGATTAACTGTATTGATCCGCATACGGCGGACTAGGGGGCGTTGAGCTATGCCGCAGCCTACTATGGAAGACGTGCACATAGACGTGCCGTTGACAAACATGTCGGTGGCCTACCGCCAAAGTGCTGAGAATTTTGTCGCGACGAAAGTATTCCCGGTGATTTCGGTTGATCACCAAAGTAACAAGTATTGGATTTGGGATAAACAAGACTGGTTCCGTGACGAAGCCCAGCTTCGGGGCGACTCCGAAGAGTCGGCCGGAACTGGCATGCACTTGTCCAGTGATACGTACAATTGCGATGTCTGGGCGATTCATAAGGACATCGGCCACTTGACACGCGCCAATGCGGACCGGCAACTGCAAATCGAGCAAGCGGCAGTCAACCTGGTGACGCAGCGCCTGTTGCTTCGGCTTGAAAAACAATGGGTCACAGACGTTTTCAAGACGGGCGTCTGGGGCAATGATGTGACTGGCGTGGCTTCAGCCCCTTCTGCTGTCCAGACGATCTATTGGGGTGATTATGCCGCAAGCAATCCCCTGTTAGATATCGAGGCTCAGCGGACGGCGGTGCTCAAGCGCACAGGCTTTATGCCCAATACGCTGGTACTCGGTTACGAGGTGTACGCGGCCCTGAAAAACCATCCTGATTTTGTCGACCGGGTCAAGTACACGAGCGATACGGTGATTACCCGTCAGATCATGGCGCGCCTCTTCGAGGTCGACAACGTGTATATCGCTATGGCGGTGCAGAATACGGCCCAAGAGGGACAAACCGCGGCCTATAGCTTCGTATTTGGGAAGCACGCTTTGTTTCTCTATGTCCCCCCCAGCGCGGGCATGGAAACCGCCAGCTCGGGCTACACGTTTGCCTGGAACGGCCCGGAGGGCAATTTCGTGAACGGGCAAGCGGTGAGCCAGTTCTATATTAATTATAAGAAGACAACACGGTATGAGGGCGAGATGGCCTTTGATTTTAAAATCATTGGGTCTGATCTCGGCGTCTTCTATTCTGGACTGGTGGTGTAGGATGCAGTGCGAGGTGCTTCGCGCGTTTTTTGGCGAGGGGCGGCAGTTAGCGATTGGGGAAATCGTGGATACGGCTGAGTGGCGCCCGCGCAATGTGGAAGGGCTCATCGAAACGCGGTATCTCCGCCCGGTCACCGAACAAGACTTTGGGGGCTACAATCTCCATCTGACACGCCAGTCCGGCCAATTCGCGGCGGCGCGGCGCAAGAAAGGCCTAGGCAATGGGTAATGGACTGACGATTACCGCGCTTGGCGCGGATTTTCTTAATAGTCAAAGTATATCGGCGAGTGCGCTTGATAAGATGATCCTTGGCTCAAGGGTTGACCGTGCAACAAGCGATCTTCCCGCAACCACTAGTACCGCCATGTTTACAGTGACTGGCTATTGTATGGTATATCAGTTCCTCGGAGTGGTCACGACTGTTATCCAGACACAAGCCAATAACTATTCATTAGAATTGAACCCTACGGCTACTGGATCAAACGTAGCGCTGTGCGCGGTGCTTAATATTAGCGGGCTAGCTGTTTCAACACTACTAGGAATAACAGGAACGCTCGCGACAGCAATGACGTCCGGCCTCGCGATTATTGGGCAGGTCACGCCGGTAATTGTGCAGGCAGGAACTATTGAGGCGAAGACGAGTGCAACCAATACTGGGCAGGTGGCGTGGTCTTGCTGGTACGTGCCGTTGAGTGCTGGCGCGACTATCGTTGCCGCGTAGGAGGCAACGATGCCTTTTTTCGCGCGTGCGGCAGGTTTTCAGCAGCTCACGTTGTTACCGACAACCACAATTACAACCGCGGTGTCCGCAGGGGTTGGGACGGCCTCGACTGAGCTGCTGGGAATGGTCTCGCTGAGTCTGCAAGCCGTGTTCGTCTATGGCTCA